GGGGAGAAATTGTGGGAGCTAGACCGTAAAGAAGAACGACTATACAACGAGCGAAGAACAATCGGTCAAATTGCGGATCAGAAAAAGAAATACGCAGCCGAACAACCTCATTTTCCCGAAGCTCCGAATGAATTAGTAAGCATTTCGGACTTGATTCACGAACAACAAGAGATTCTTGCACGAAATGGTGAGAACGCCAAGAAACGACAAAACCGAGAAAATATCGTGAACTCGTTGCATCTCTCAGAAGCTCGATTGAAACAGTTGAAAGAACAACTTGCTCAAGAAGAAGCGACTCACGAGAGTCTAATGAGCGACTACATCGCAGCAAACAAGTCCATTGAAGACTTGGTGGATGAATCAACAGATGAGATTGAAAGCTCAATCGCAAATATCGAAGAAATCAATCGCAAGGTTCGAGCAAATCTCGACAAAGAGAAAGCCGAAGAAGATGCGAAAGAATACGGATCTCAATATGACAAATTGAGCAAAGAAATCCAAGATGTTCGAGACGAACGAACAAGCTTACTCAATAGTGCGGACTTACCGTTGCCGGGACTTTCGGTAGAAGATGGTGAACTCGTCTTTGAGGGGCAAAAATGGGACAACATGAGCAGCTCTCAACAATTAAGAGTGGCAACCGCAATCGTTCGCAAGCTAAAACCCGAATGTGGATTTGTGCTCTTGGACAAGCTCGAACAAATGGACATTCCAACATTGACCGAATTCGGCAAGTGGTTAGAATCGGAAGGACTCCAAGCCATTGCGACTCGGGTATCAAGTGGAGAGGAATGCCAAATCATCATCGAGGATGGTTATGTCGTATCAGACACCGTCACACCATTCCAAGACACAGAACCAACGAACTCTTGGAAGTTTTAAATAAGAAAGGAGAAATCACATGAACATAACATCAGGAAAACAAGCAAGAGCCCAACGTGTAGTGATTTATGGAACTGAGGGAATCGGGAAGTCAACACTCGCAGCACAATTCCCGGATCCATTATTCATCGACACAGAAGGCTCGACATCGAACATGGATGTCAAACGTATGGACAAACCAACATCATGGACGATGCTCATGAATCAAATTGCATTCGTCAAAGCGAATCCAACGGTTTGCAAAACGCTAGTCATCGACACAATCGATTGGGCTGAATCACTAGCAATCGAGAGTGTGTGCTCGATGCATGGAAAGAGAGGAATCGAAGACTTCGGCTATGGGAATGGATACACGTATGTCCGAGAAGAAATGGGTCGCTTATTAGATAAGCTTCAAGAATTAGTGGACATTGGAATCAACGTGGTCTTGACCGCACATTCGCAGCTTCGAAAATTCGAACAGCCCGATGAAGATGGAGCTTACGACCGTTATGAATTAAAACTTGGTAAGAAGACGAGCTCACAAACCGCTCCCGTAGTCAAAGAATGGTGCGACTTACTTCTATTCTGTAATTACAAGACGATGGTGATGACCTCAGAATCTAAGAAGAAGAAAGCAACAGGCGGTCAACGTGTCATGTACACGACACATCACCCGGCATGGGATGCGAAAAATCGTCATGGACTCCCAGACGAGCTCCCAATGGATTATGCTGCTATCGCTCATATTTTTGAATCAAGTAATCAAAAAACTGTTGAGACGGTAACTCCTCAAAACGTGGGTATTGGAAAAGTAGTAAGCGAGCCTCAAATTGATGAGCAAGTGCCCTCAGTTGATGAAGTTATCCCAGCAGGAACGAGTGGAGCAGAAACTCAAGAAGATCCGTTCCCTATTAAAGAACCAATCAATATACCAAACTCTATTCCACAAGCATTGAAGGATTTGATGCTTCAAAATTCAGTCACTCCGAAGATGCTTCAAGATGTAGCATTCAAGAAGGGACACTTCCCACAAGACACACCAATCGAAAACTTCCCACAAGAGTATTGGGCATTCATGGTGACGAATTGGGCTGATGTCTTGAAATCAATTGAAAATACAAACAAATAACAAACAAAAGAAAGAGGTAAATAATTATGACAGAACAATACAACAACTTCGAACGTGAATTTGGATGGGACGACACTATCCAACAAGACTCAACATTCACCTTGCTTCCTGTGGGACTCTACGAATTTACAGTCACAGGATTTGAACGACAAAGACATACACCAAATCCTGACAATCCCGGGAAACTTCCAGCGTGCAACAAAGCTGTCGTAAGTATCGAAATCGTGACAGCACAAGGGAAAACAGAATTGAAACACAATCTTTTCTTGCACTCAAGCACAGAAGGAATGCTTTCATCATTCTTCGGATCCATCGGACAAAAACGCAAAGGCGAACCATTGAAGATGAATTGGAACACAATCATCGGAACTCGTGGAGTGTGCAAGGTTGGGATTCGTAAATACAAAGACAATGAATACAACGAAGTCAAAGCGATGTTATATCCCGAAGATGTGAACCCAAATCAAGTCTTGAATCGTTCACAACAACCACAACAACAATATCAACAACAAGCAACTCAAACACAACAACAACCATCTTGGGGTGCGTTCTAAGAGGAGGGACATTGAATGGAATTGCGAAAATATCAAGAAGAGGCTCGTGAGTCCATTCAACAGGAATGGGCAGAAGGTCGCAAGAAGACTCTTCTCGTCCTTCCAACAGGATGCGGAAAGACAATTGTGTTCGCAAAAGTAATCGAAGACCGTGTGAGGATGGGCGAGAGAGTTCTCGTCCTCGCTCACCGTTCTGAGTTGCTAGACCAAGCGAGCGACAAATTGTTCAAGTCAACAGGACTTCAAACATCGCTCGAGAAAGCAAGTTCAACGAGTATCGGCTCATGGAATCGAGTTGTCGTTGGATCCGTTCAAACCTTGCAACAACCCAAACGCCTCGCAAGATTCGAGAAAGACCACTTCGATTCGATTGTGGTGGATGAAGCTCATCATTGCATCTCTGATGGCTATCAACGTGTGCTCTCACACTTTGATAGTGCGAATGTGTTAGGAGTGACAGCAACTCCCGACCGTGGTGATATGCGTAATCTTGGGACATATTTCGACTCGCTTGCCTACGAATATACACTACCACAAGCCATCAAGGAAGGATATTTGAGCCCAATCAAAGCACTCACAATCCCATTGAATCTTGACCTTTCAAGCGTGTCGATGTCACAAGGTGACTTCAAGGCGAGTGATGTTGGGAATGCGTTGGACCCGTACTTGGAACAAATTGCAAACGAGATGATGGAACATTGCAAGGATAAGAAGACGGTCGTATTCCTTCCATTAGTGAACACATCCAAGAAGTTCAGAGACATCTTGAACTCGAAGGGATTCAAAGCTGCGGAAGTGAATGGCGAATCCAAAGACCGTGCGGAAGTCCTCGAGGATTTTGAGAACGGAAAATACAATGTCTTGTGTAATTCGATGTTACTGACCGAAGGATGGGATTGTCCGTCAGTCGATTGTGTGGTCGTGTTAAGACCGACAAAGGTTCGCTCCCTATATTCTCAAATGGTAGGGCGTGGAACGAGATTACATCCAGGAAAAGAGCATCTCTTGTTATTGGACTTCTTATGGCACACAGAAAAGCATGAATTGTGTCGTCCAGCTCACCTCATCGCTGAGAACGAGGAAGTTGCAAAAGCGATGGTTGAACGTACTGAGGAGAACACAGGAGCAGAATTTGAGCTCCTAGAATTAGAAGAGGTCGCAAAAGAAGATGTGACCGCACAACGAGAAGAAGCTCTTGCGAAACAACTCGCTGAAATGCGGAAGAGAAAACGCAAGCTTGTGGATCCGCTCCAATTCGAGATGAGTATTCATGACGAAGATTTAACGAGCTATGTCCCATCATTTGGATGGGAGATGAGCCCACCTTCGGACAAACAACTTCAAACATTAGAAAGACTCGGAATCATGCCCGATGAGATTGGCAATGCTGGGAAGGCTCAGAAGATTCTTGACCGCCTCTCTAAACGCCAAAACGAGGGCTTGACAACACCAAAACAAATCAGATTATTAGAACGCTATGGATTCAGAAATGTAGGGATGTGGCAATTTGAAGCAGCATCTAAGCTCATCAATCGCATTGCTGCGAACGGATGGAGAGTTCCTCACAACATCGATGTCCATAGTTACCAAGGAGAGTGATTGAGTGGAAGACAACAACTTACTTGAATTATTAGAATACATCGACCCCTCATTCCTCAACTATCAAGAATGGGTCAATGTGGGAATGGCTCTCAAGTATGAAGGCTATTCGGCATCAGATTGGGAATCTTGGTCGGCTCGAGATTCGGGACGATATCATCCCGGGGAATGTTACAGAAAATGGGACACGTTCCAAGGGACGGGCTCTCCTGTTACGGGAGGAACAATCTTCCACATGGCTGTCGAGCAAGGATTCAATCCTTCTCAAGCTCATGATGATGGACGAGGAGCTCTCGAATGGGATTCTTCGATTCAATACGACAACGACTACAAATTCGTTGACAAAGCATGGATTGATGGGAAGGAGTTCCACGAGCCAAAGAATTGGAATCCTGTGCAAGAGATTATTCGATACTTGGACACACTATTCCAATCAGATGACATCGTGGCATATTCCACTCAATCATACGCTAAGACGAACGCTGAGACGGGCGAGATTGAGAAATATCTTCCACATCGAGGTTCATACGATAGAACCGCAGGAAAGCTCATTGACGAGCTAGAACGATGTGGTGGAGACATTGGAAAGGTCTTAGGCGATTACAACGAGAAAGCAGGAGCATGGGTGCGATTCAACCCAATGGACGGTCAAGGAGTCAAGAACGATAATGTCGTAAGTTATCGCTACGCTCTTGTTGAGTCTGACAATATGGACTTGGAAAAGCAGAACGCAATCATGCGAGAGCTTGAACTTCCAATTGCAACACTCGTGTATAGCGGTGGCAAGTCCATCCATGCAATTGTACGCATTGAAGCAGCAAACAAAGAAGAATACAAGAAGCGTGTTGATTATTTATACAAAATTTGTAAGAAGAACGGTCTAAACGTTGACGAACAAAACAAGAATCCAAGTCGCTTGAGTCGTCTCCCGGGATTCATTAGAGATGGCAAAAAACAATTCATCATTGACACCAATATCGGTCACAAGTCTTGGGACGATTGGTACCAATACATCGAAGACTTGAATGATGATTTGCCGAATCCTGAAGGATTGAGCGAGACTTGGGACAATATGCCCGAGCTTGCACCCGAACTCATCAAAGGTGTGCTTAGACAGGGACACAAGATGTTGATTGCGGGACCTTCAAAAGCTGGAAAGTCATTCGGGCTCATCAATATGTCGATTGCAATCGCTGAGGGCTCGAAATGGTTCGGTTGGGAATGTACGCAAGGGAAGATTCTATATGTGAATCTCGAGCTTGATAGAGCCTCATGCTTGCATCGTTTTAAGGATGTATATGCAGCAATGGACATCGAGCCTCGAAACGTATCAAACATCGATATTTGGAACTTACGTGGAAAGACCGTCCCAATGGACAAGCTCGCACCTAAATTGATTCGAAGAGCCCACAAGAAAGGCTATATCGCTGTAATCATCGACCCAATCTATAAGGTGCTCACAGGGGATGAAAATAGTGCGGATCAGATGGCTCACTTCACGAACCAGTTCGACAAGGTAGCGACCGAATTAGGATGCTCGGTCATCTACTGTCACCACCATTCGAAGGGTTCTCAAGGTGGCAAGAAGTCCATGGATAGAGCAAGTGGTTCGGGAGTATTCGCTCGGGACCCAGATGCCCTTGTCGATTTAGTGGAATTAGAGCTAACGGATGAGATTATCCAACAACGATGCGACCAATTGGCTTGCGACATCTACAAGGATGCCATCAATCGCATGAATCGTCCGTACATGGAACAGTACATCGGATTAGATGACTTAAGAAGTCCATATCAAATGCGTAATCACTTCGAGAAAGCGGTCGTGAACATCCAAGATAGATGGCAAACGAATGAGCTTATCAATCGAGAAACAAGCAAGATTCAAACGATGTCAGCGTGGCGTGTGGATGGAACGCTTCGAGAATTTGCTAAGTTCAAACCAAGAAATGTGTGGTTCAGTTATCCACTCCACATTGTGGACGATACAGGAATCCTCGATGACATCGAGTTGGATGATAACACACCTAATTGGAAGAAAACTTGGAAGAAGAATTTTAATGAAAAAATGACTCCAGAGCAACGCAAAGAAGAACGAAAAATCGCATTCGACACAGCGTACTCAGCTCTGAATGATGGAATGAATCCAGTCACATCGAACGACCTTTGTGAATATATGGGCATATCTGAGAAGACTCTCAAAAGACGAATCAAGGAGTTGGATGGGTATGAATTCGATGGTGAGAATGTAACCTTGAAAAAGTAGATTCGGAAAAAATCCTATTTTTGGACAGGACAAACTCGGTCTTGGACACCGGGACAGACAGGACAAAAGACCGAGTTTGTCCGTGTCCACGGTATAAAAATAATGCACCTAAAAGGTGTACTTGGACAGGACAAAGTCGGAGTCAGACACCGAGTTTGTCCCGGACAGACAAACCATAACACTAAGAGTGTGTAATAGGGAAGTGTCCGAAGAATCGTCCACCGTCCATGATAGGAACAGAACAGGTGGGCTTTAGACTCCGCCCACCATGTCTGTCCTTTCTACCATGGACAAAAGCGAAAATAAAAAAAGAAAAGTCTGTGTGGAATTTCACAAACTTAAAAGGAGAAAAATATGGCACGTAAAAAATCAAAATTGTTGGAAGTGGGAAAAGAGATGCCGCTCTTATATCATTCATTCCCAGATGAAGAATATGACCCAACGCAATCTCAAGTATTGGAATGGATTTCGAAACAACCTGAACTCATGGAATGGATTTTCAGACAATTGAAGTCAACAGGTTATATCATCTATGACCCTCAGTGGGCAGCTTGGAGAGGTGTTGGGGAGCATGATTGAATTCTTCATTCCCGTGGAACTCCCAACAACGACCCATCAACAAAAGCAAGTGACTTGTAGGAATGGAAAGCCTCATTTCTATGAACCTCCTAAGCTCATACAGGCTCGAGCGAAGTATATGGCACACTTCTCTCACTTTGCTCCTAAAACGCCTCTACGGGGCTGTGTGAGGCTCACAATCAAATGGTGCTTCCCTCTAAAAGATGGAACATACAACGGACAATATAAAGGCACGAAACCAGATTTAGATAATATGGAGAAATTGCTGCTTGATTGTCTCACCGATTTGGGGTTCTGGGAAGATGACAACAAGGTCGCTTCTAAAATCTCAGAGAAGTTCTATGCGGATCCACCGGGAATCTATCTCAGATTGGAGGAGCTTGAATGAAATTAGATTATCACGAATTCATGAATAAGGTCGCCGATTGGATTGTGGAACAAGAAAGTGTCGCTCAGAAATTGGGCTTCGGTTCGGTCGAATATTTCAATTGGGTTTTAGAATCGAGTGGAAAACTTTGTGATGAATACGAGAATCATCCATTCGTAAGAAGACAAATGCTCATGGTATTCGAGCACATCGATGAAGCCTTCAAAAATCAAAATCGAAAATAAGGAGATAAACTATGGCAAATCAAGTCGAAGGATTGAACGGGACTCGTTCAACTTACGTATACGAGAACATCGAGATTGTGGAGATTGACGGTGTTCGCATGGTTCGAAGATTAAAAGATAAGAAAATCATTGGACTAAATGCACCAAAGAAAGAACCCCAAGAGGGATACTATCAACGACAATTCAACAAGAGTCAACCAAGGTATCAAGATTTAGCTCTTAAAGAAGAACTCACTCAATTCTTCCAAGATACAGGGATGTCAATCGGTGAGTTCATCAAAGATTCCAACATCATCAATTATCATCTTGTGTGGAGCTTTGTGAACGGTAAAAACCGCATCACATTAGATGCCATCAATGAAATCAAAAGGAGAATAGATGCTTATGGAAAACATTAAAATTTATGTGATTGTTAGAAATCAAGAGCCTCACTTCTTATTCGAACGCATTGAAGACTATTCAAGCATGAGAGGATATCTCGCAAAGGCTCATCCACTCTACACACACCGATTCACGAAATACGTTGAGAAGGCGATGCACTTCCTCACAATCAAAGAAGCGTTGGATTTCATCCAAGTACACAAGATTGATGGCTCTTATCATCAAGGACTTGTCTCAAGAGAGACTTAAACGAAGAAAGATGTCCAAACAGTATCTTGAAGAATATGGAGATGTCATCACTTACCTGTACAACATGATGGGGAATTCAAGCGACAAGATGCTTCAAGCTGCTCATGATATGAATGTTAGTGTGACATCATTGAGTAAATTCATGCGAGATCCGTATTCACTCTCTTCTCAAACAAGAGACAAGATTGTGGCGAATATGACACGAATTAAGAAGGAGGACTAAAGGATGAAGGAGACAACAGAATTCGAAAAACTGAAAGATGATGTTCACTACTTGATTGTGGCTCATTGTAAATACAAGGATATGTCGATGTATGACCGAGCGTTGAAACAGTTCCAGGAAGATATTGGATATGGGCAACTCGAAGAAATGAGCTACAATGAACGATTCGCTTTCCTGCTTGGATTTGAAACATCGTTGAAGGCAGTAGAAAACGCAATTGAATTAAGCGAGCAATTGAAGGAAAATCCAAGCATGATTGAATGGCCAGAGAGGTTATGCCCTGATGATTACAGAAACTAAGGAGGATTTTGATGTTAACAGTTTATTCAAAGCCTAGATGCATGGATTGTATGTACACAAAAATGTATCTCGACCAAAACAAAATCAAATACGAGAATGTGGACATCGAAGCGAATCCCGGGGCATTCGAGCTCTTGAAACACTATGGATTCACATCGCTCCCTGTTGTGGTGATTGATGATGAATTTAACGACCCAAACAAAGCTTGGACAGGATTTCAAGTCGATAAACTCGAGGAGTTGATGCGATGATTGTTTGGGCATTGTTTGATAGTGGCAATGGCTGCTATGCTCAAGGAGTTCGAGAGCTGAATGAGGGGGGGCAAAAGATGACAATTTATTCCGTGGAATTGGATATCGAGAACAAGAATAATCACTTCATTCACTTGAATCTCGCTGATTATTCGTATCTCTTCGGAGACAACAAGCTCTATGAGACTCTTGACAAGCTCCCTCACCCGGATCTCATCATTGCAAGTCCTCCTTGTGAGTCTTGGTCGATTGCATCTCACATGATTATGGGGAACGCTTGTTGGAAACAAGAGAGAGACGATGAATCCTTATTCGAACCACAAACACCACTCAGTCCATTTACTATTCGAGACTATCACGAGTATGAAAAATATACTTATATTCCCGAAAGGCAAATTGTGAAGCGAATCAATGGTGAACTATGTGCTTTCAATTTGATTCAAATTATTAAACGATACAATCCGAAGTATTATGTCATTGAGAATCCAGAACGTTCAAGAATATGGGAATATATCGACAGAATTCTCGGATTCAAAATCCCGTATGACAACCTGGTGCATTATAATCAGTATGACGATTATCATCTTCAAAAACCTACGAAATTCAAGTCGAATGTAAGGTTGGATTTGAAAACAGGAAACAAACCAAGTGCGGCGGTGTTTAAAAACGTAAATGGATACAACAATCGTTCGAATATCCCGATTAGTCTAGTGAAGAGCATCTTCAATCAAATTCTTGAAATGGAGGGATTGAATGAAAGATAAGAAAATCGCTGAGATTCGATTCAGAGAGTATCCATATTATGACAAAGAAATCACATCGAGAAAATTCGATATGTTATGCCATAAGGAAGAAGATGTGAATGCGTGGATCCGTGCTAAGGGAACGAATTCGAAAGCAGCGGAAAACGAGCTCATTCGATTTGAGAGTGACAAATATATTCAGAATCGTCTTTTTTGGAAGAGATGCGTGGAAGAAACTCTCGAAGAGCTTGATGAAAAACAAAGAGAATTTGTCACAGAATACTATTTTGATGATGTATATGATTATCGCTCTCTTGCAAAGAAACACTTCACGAATCGAAATGTCATCATGAACGCTTGCAATCTAGCGTGTGAGATTTTGCTCATTAAATTGGGTGAAAAATTCTAGTAGTGACAGAAATAGGTGTTTGTCACGAGAAAAACGTGATATATTAGTAGTGTGAAAAGGTGTAAGAAACGGTATCATCTTGTCATAATGTGAAAACTCCTACATTTATTTTTTCCCCCGGGCCCCCCCCCCCCGGGGGTTTTTTGTTGGTTTAAATATAGAAATGAGGTGATGGAAAGTGACAAAAATGACATTGAAACAACAACGATTTGCGGATGAGTACATCATCACAGGGAATCTTTATAAATCAGCGGTGGAAGCTGGTTATTCTGAAAAATATGCAAAATCTCAAAGCCATAAATTGTTGGATAATGTTGGAATAAAAAGCTATATCGATGAACGCCTTGCAAAACTCGAATCTGAGAAGATTGCAACACAAGAAGAAGTCCTTCAATATTTGACAAGCGTGATGCGTGGTGAGAAGACCGAGCCTCTTTTGGTGTTGGATGGTGAAGGAACTCAAAAAGTTATCCAAGCAGTCCCGAACGTACAATCGAGAACACGAGCGGCTGAGCTTCTAGGCAAGCGATATGGAACGTTCACGGATCGTGTGGACATCAACGCTCAGATTGAATCGAAACCGAAATTCGATGACATCGTGAACCAATTAGGAGGAAGTGGGCTCGATGAATAGCTTCCCACTCTCTCAAAAATACATCGATTTTTGCAACACAGTAGACAATGTGGATGCGGACTTCCTTGAGGGCACGACAGCCGCAGGAAAGACCACGGTGGGACTTGGAGTCAAGTTCATGCGTATGGTCTCAAGAAGCAAGAAGAAGTTCCACATCATCGCAGCGAAGACGGTCGGCGTTGCTGAAAAGAACTTAATCAATCAAGACAATGGCATCCTCGACATCCATCGGGGTGCTTTTTATTTTGGTAATGGGGATAAGGACTACAAAATCCCACATATCAAATTCGAAGACAAAATCATCTACGTGCTTGGATACGACAACGCAGACAAATGGAAGATGGCACTTGGTGGGCAATATGGATGTGTATACATCGATGAGATAAACACATCGGACATCGAGTTCGTTCGTGAGGTCTCTACTCGTAACGACTATATGATGGCTACACTCAACCCCGACAATCCCGACCTTCCTGTGTACAAGGAATTCATCAATCGCTCTCGTCCTTACAAGAAGTACGAGAAGGATGTACCTCGTGAGATTATGGCTGACTTGAAAGAGCGACACAATCCAAAATGGAGATATTGGTTCTTCTCGTTCAACGACAATCTCTCTTTAACAAAAGAGGATATCCAAAAGAAGATTGATGCTGCTCCTGTGGGCACAAAGATGTACAAGAACAAGATTCAAGGACTTCGAGGTCGAGCAACAGGATTGGTCTTTCCTAACTTCGACAGTAAGAAGAACGTAATCACGAAAGCTCAAGCGAAGAAATTCAATTATGTAATGTTCTCAGCTGGGCTCGATACAGCTTACTCTTCCAAGAGCCCAGATACGATTGCAATGATATTCCAAGGCATCACGGATGACGGGCATTTGGTTACATTGAGTGAGAAAGTTTTTAACAATGCGGACTTAGACACGCCAATCGCTCCATCGGACACGGTTGAGATGTTCATCGCATTCCTTGATAAAAATTCAAAAGAATGGGGTTTTTGTCGAGATGCGTTTATCGATTCGGCAGACCAAGCGACAATCACAGAATTAAACAAATACAAAAGGCAATATGGAACAATATACAATTTTATAAACGCTTATAAGAAAACAAAAATCATCGACAGAATCAACCTTCAAATTGGTTGGATTGCTCGAGGATTCTATTTGGTCGTTGAAGATTGTGTGGAGCACATCAAAGAGATGAATGCTTATTCGTGGCAAGAAACGAAAGAAGCACCCGAAGACAAGAACGACCACACAATCAATGCGAATCAATATGCGTGGCTACCTTACAAGCGAATGATTGGAGAACAGAGAGGAGAAATAGAAGACGATGGGGTTGGTGAATATGATTAGAAATGGAATGAGGAGCTTTTTGAAAATTGAGAAAGCTCAACCGAGTGCGATTGTCATCAATGAAGAGATGACATTCGAGGACAATGCTGCTAAGAATCGAATTTGGTATCGTGGCAAGTCCTACGAGTTGCAACAACTTTACTCGCAATTATCAACGACACGATTGAGCTTCTGGGGTGCACATTCAACTCCGGGGCAAGAAATCAGAAAGATTCACACGGGACTCCCGGGAATCATCGTGAAGGTATTGAGAGATGCGGTGCTCTACGACATGAATGATTTGGAATTTGAAGATTCCAAGCATGAAGATTTGTGGGAGGATATCGCACAAGATAACGACTTTAAGAAACAATTGAAAGAAGCGGTCAAAGATGCTCTCGTGATTGGTGATGGAGCATTCAGAATCTCGTTTGATTCTACGGTCTCACAATATCCAATCATCGAGTGGGTAAGCGGTGAGCGTATCCAAATCAAGAACAAGCGTGGGCGATTGCATGAGGTCGTCTTCACCACTCGATTTGATGAGAACAAGCAAACATATACACTAGAAGAACATTATGGATTCGGATATGTAACGAACAAGCTCTATCGTGGTGATGCTGAATTGGATATTCATTCGACTGAATACACACAGGACATCAACGATTTCACGTTCGACAAGCATTTGATTCTATGTGTGCCATTTAGCATCTTTGAATCTGATGTGGAACGAGGTCGAGGCGAATCCATCTTTGACAGAAAGACGGACACATTCGATGCGTTGGATGAGTCATGGTCTCAATGGATGGATGCACTTCGAAGTGGTCGAACAAAAGAATATATTCCCGAATCGTTGCTTCCACGGGACCCACGAACAGGAACATTCATGAAGCCGAATGCATTCGATAATCGATTCATCAAGATAGCATCTGACAGAGCCGAAGGAGCAAGCAATGAGATTACATTGCAACAAGCGAACATCCCTCACGAGAGCTATTTGGCAACCTACATCACCGCTTTAGATTTAGCGTTGCAAGGTATCGTGAGCCCTTCTACGATTGGGATTGATGTGAAGAAGCTTGACAATGCTGAGGCACAGCGTGAGAAAGAGAAGACGACTCTCTACACACGCAACACGATTGTGGAAGCATTACAAGAGTTTATCCCTCAATTAGTAAACATGACAATCAATAGCTTCAACGTATTGAATCGTAGACCTATCGAAGAGATTACGGTGAACGTTCCTTTTGGGGAATATGCGAATCCTTCATTCGAGTCTCAAGTTGAGACTGTGGCAAAAGCAAAAACAAGTGGCATCATGTCCATCGAAGCCTCTGTGGATGAGCTCTATGGCGATTCTAAGGACGAGCAATGGAAGTCCGAAGAAGTTATTCGCTTGAAGTCTGAGCAAGGCATCAGCGAGGTCGATGAGCCTTATGTCAACACGGACTTGGATGGATTCAGCGTTGAAAGAGGTGATGAACTTGCTAGTGAGAATCATGAACAAGAACTACCAAATGAGAACGGATCAAGCGAAAGCACTTCTCAACATGAGTAAGGAGTATTGTCCATTCGGAATCTATGCGGTCGAGAAAGACGGTCAGATTGAGATGATGAATTTGAAACCGACATCGAGAACTCAACTCAAGAAGATGGTTCGAGAATATCGATTGAAAGGATTCAAGGTGTATTCGAATGGGTTATGATGTTAGTCGAGCATTTGAACGAATCGAGAATGAATTGCTCGAGTCCATGACGAGGAATCTCAAAAAACACAAAGCGGAAGAAACTGAGCTTGGTATCGAATGGACTCAATGGCAGGCAATTCAACTCGAAGACCTTCATCGATTCAAACAAGAGGCTGCTAAGAAGTACGGTCTCGAGTTCAAATCGATGAACAAGAAGATTAGAGAGACCATCGCCAATGCATCATTGCAAGGTGCAAGCGATGAGGAGCTCAATGTGTTGAAGGCACTCGAAAAAGGCTACGTTCTAAAGCGTGAACGTGGTCTAAGTGCTGGATTCTTCCAAACGAATCAAAAGCGATTAGATGCGTTGATGAATGCGGTCGAGCATGACATGAAGACAGCCCAAACCGCTGTACTAAGATATGCGAACGACCAATATCGCAAAATCATTTTCCAATCACAAGTCGCAGCAAGTTCGGGAGCCCTCACCTATGAGAAGGCTGTGGACATGGCAACAAGCGACTTTTTGAAAAACGGAATCAATTGCATCACGTACTCGAACGGTGCTGTACACAACATTGTGTCGTATGCTGACATGGCTGTGAGAACAGCAAGCAAACGAGCCTATTTGATGGGCGAAGGTCAGAAGCGACAGGAATGGGGCGTGTCCACGGTCATATTGAACAAGAGATTCAACGCCTGTCCATTGTGTATGCCATTCGAGGGCAAGGTGCTCATCGATGATGTTTGGAGTGGTGGAAGTTCTAAAGACGGACCGTACCCACTCATGAGCTCAGCGATGGCGGCTGGCTTGTATCATCCTAATTGTAAGGATAAGCATTCGACATACTTCGAAGGCATAAGCTCAAAGCCCGAATCGAGGTACTATGAAGAAAAGCCCGTCATAAAGGAACGACAACTAATCGAGAACAAGCTCAATCACGCCAAACGACAAGCAAAGAGCTATAATCGACTAGCGAAGAACAGTCTTGATACTGAGAACCAAGAGGTGTATCGTGCTCGTGCTACTGAGTGGAGTGGCAAGGTCAAGGAATATCGTGAACAACTCAATGCGTTTGAAGAAGCTCATGGATTTGAGTTGAAAGATGTTCTAAAACAAGCAAGAAAACATGATTTTAAAGTAAACATCACACCACAAGCCATTGAAAAAGTACCGCTTGTCAATATCCCAGCATTGAGCGATGTTGAAAACAGAAACATTCAATTAATGCATAAGCAATTGTTAGAAGATGCAATGAAAAACAACCATTCGAATGAAGTGGCTTATATTCTTTCTAAGAATGGAGTGTCTAAAGTATACGGGACAGAGAATACAGTTGACTTTGCAAAATCTCATGAGACGGAATTGCTCTTAAAACTATCTCCCGAAAGAAGTTTAGATGTGTTGCATAATCATCCGAAAGGTTCAACGTTCTCATTTGATGATATTGCGTTCTTTGTGAATACTGGTTCGGTTAGAAGTTTAACTATTGTAACAAATCAAGGAAAAGTCATGTATTTGACTAAAACAAAATCTATCGATGCTACGGAAGTGAACAAAGACTTATTTGGGTTGAATTTTACGAATGATGTATCAAAAAATATTGATAACATGAGTAGAATCCTGTATAATTACGGTATAAGATTTAAAATAAGGTAGGTGTGAAATTTGGAATATTTTGTGTTAAACGATGACAATAAACGAGACCCAAAAGAGTTGTTTAAAGAACTCTATGAGAAATGCAAGGAAGAAAAAATCGAAGAACAAAAGGAACAAAAAAACGCACCTAGCGAAAGCTAAGTGCTTTTTTAATACCCAAAATTAAATAAATAAACCCAATTAGAGTCACCCATCCGGAGGGTGGCTCTTTTTGGTATGTCCGAAGACTTGAAACTACGAGGAGACACCTGAGCAAAAAACTGAATACAGGGAGACACCCTAAAAACTGAGAAGGAGGGACATGAAAATGTTCAAACGCAAACTATTTTTCTTTGATGAATCGGCAAACGCTGGGGCATCAACAACACAGGATCCGCAAGCAAGCTCAAACAATCCCGCTCAGAGTACTCCAGAGATTGATTATGAGAAGATTGCGAGTATCGTGGAAGGCAAACAGAAGGTCGCTGAGGACACAGTCTTGAAGAACTATTTCAAGAACCAAGGCTTGACAGGGGAAGAGATGGCTCAAGCAATCTCAAGCTTTAAAAGTCAAAAAGCCTCCGCCCAACCAGATGTGGCAAACCTTCAAGAGGAGCTTCGAGTGGCACAAGCTCAAGCCCTTCAAACCAAAATCGAGAGCAACTTACAACTCGCAGCTATTAAGCAAGGAGTTGGCTCGAACGTGTTGCCATACGTTTTGAAATTGGCAGACCAATCAAATCTCACGTTGGAATCGAAAGTTGAAGACTATGAAGCTGTAATCGCAAAAGTGTTGGAAGACGTTCCAGCTTTTAAACCAGAAGCAACAGCATCGACAGGATTCACACAAGTCGGATCCACGGGAGATGTTAAACAATCAACAACAAATGACGAACTCTTAAAAGTGTTCGGGATTTAAACAAAAAGAAAAGAGGTAAATAATTATGGTATTAAAATACGCAGAAACATTCGCTCCAGCATTAGAGCAAAAATACGCAAAAGAATTGGCATCTTTTGAACTATTCCAATCAAACAAACAAGTTAAATTCATCGATGCTCAAACAATCAAATTACCAAGCATCACATTGTCAGGATACAAAGACCACACTCGTGGCTCATTAGGATTCAACCAAGGCACAATCACAAACGAATGGGAACCTAAGAAATTAGCTCATGACCGTTCAATCGAATTCGTAATCGATCCGATGGATGTGGATGAAACAAACAAAACTGTTTCTATTGGTAACGTACAAAACACATTAGAAGAAGAACAAACAATTCCAGAGAAGGACAGCTATGTGTTCTCTAAATTGTATGATGAAGCTACTACTTACGCAGCAAATGGAGCAACAATCTCAACTGAAGCTCTTACAGCCGAAAACATTTTGGAACAATTTGATTCAGCCATGGAAAAAATGGATGAAGCTGGGGTTCCGGGTGCTGGTCGTTTATTATACGTTACTCCAAAAGTTAACAAATTATTAAAAGAAGCCAAAGACATCCAACGTGTGATGGGAGTTACTGGCGAGGGCTCAGTTAAACGCTCTATTTACGACTTAGATGATGTGAAGATTAAAGTGGTGCAATCAGCTCGCTTGAAATCAAAATACAACTTCACTGAAGGCTGTGTTGCTGCTGCTGATGCTAAACAAATCAACTTCATCCTAGTTCACCCAACAGCTGTCATTGCTCGTGACAAATACTCTTACATCAACGCATTCGAACCTGGTGAAGATTCAAGAACAGCTGACAACTATTTACTACAATCACGCTTCTACATGGATGCATTCCTTGTCAAGAATCGTGCGAATGGTATCTACATCAACGCTCAAGCGTAATCAAAAAGGAGGTATTTGAATGTATACAGCAGAAAAAGGTAACAAAGTTTATACAATCACCGAATTAGAAAAAGAGTACTACAAATCAAGAGGATTCGACATCTATGATGAAAATCATACTAAAATCGATTCGGGTACACACAAAGTAGATTCAGCTACTTACAACGAAGCTCTCGACAAAATTGTCGAATTAGAAGCAAAAGTGTTGGAACTAAGCAAAAAAGGAAACCGCAAAGGAAACAACAAAGGAAATGAAACCGCCGAAGAAGCAACAGAAGAAGCGGGTGAGTAGTCATGATATATGCTGATGAAACGTTCTACAAGAACGAATATCTTGGAACTCACACTCCAGAGAACCTCAATCGCATCTTGAAGACAGCAAGTCAGCATATCGACACACTAACATTCAACCGAATCGTTGGAGTGGGGTTTGAAAATCTCACTCCATTCCAACAATCGGTGATTCGTGAGGTGTGTTGCCAAATGGCTGACTTCATGATTGAGAACAAAGACTTAATCGAGACCGCTCTTTCATCGTACTCAATCAATGGAGTGTCGATGAACTTCGGTGATTCTTGGAATGTAGTCACAATGAACGGAATCGCAATGAAGCGAAGCACATTCGAATTGTTGAATAAAAGTGGACTTACAAGGAAGGTGATTTGATGCATTTTCCAAGTTTAGTTCTACCACAATTTTGCAAGACTCCAATCCATGTGATTGTGCAAAGCGAAGGTGTGTCGAAGGATGGCGAGCCTATCAAAGAATTTGAAGCCGATTTGTTTTGTAACTATCAAGACAAGGTCGTGACCGTGTTGACGGATCAACAAAAAATTGTGAAGCTCACAGGGTCGGCGTTGTTTAATGGCGATATTGCCCCCAATTTAGCGACTTTGAGTGGCGGAAGTGTAAACGTCCATGGAGTAGAGCGAAAGATTGCAGACACACGAAAATCACGAAATCCGGACGGTTCTGTGAATTACACGTATCTCGGATTGGAGTGATGGACGATGATTCATGCAAACAGTCGGGTGAAGTTCGACTTCGGAGTCATTGGAAGGCTCAAGAAGGCTCAAATTCAAGCGTTGGAACAGACTGGCGAGTATTTACACACCGAGATTGTAAACGCCCAAGTGGTCCCGTTTAGAGACGGTACATTGCAAGGCGAGGCGTTCTCGGTCGATTACTCGGGGTCGAGTGGTGGTCGAGTATCTTTGACACACTCCACTCCATACGCTCGAAGATTATATTTTCATCCCGAATACAACTTCAACACGAGCACGAATCCACACGCTCGGGGCAAGTGGATGGATGATTGGGTTGAAGGTTCGAAACAAGAGGACATCAAGAAGGCTTATGCTGCTTTATACAAGAAAATATCGGGGGTGTGAAGATGATAACATTGGCAGAAGTGCGAGATTGGTTGGAATCCTATCACGCAGCTCAAAACTACTACATCGGGAAACTCGATAATAAGAAAATGTATAGCATTGGAGTCTATCAACGCAAGACGAATGTCGAACCACGAATTGCTATTGGTGGGAGGAATTTGGCAAGTTATGATGTGAAATCGGTCAGCATCTTGATTCATCACAATCAGAATGCGAACGAGACAGAAAAGCGAGCGAACTACCTCTTCAACCAAATCCTAAAGGCTGAGAACGTGGTGATTGGTGATACTCCAATCCAAATGATTCGACTCTTATCGAACGAGCCCATTGATGTGGGGACTGATGACAATAACGTGTACGAACGTGTCATCGAATTAGATATCTATTACAGATTAGAACAAGAAAGTGAGGAATAAAAATGGCAGAAAAAAGAACAGGGGTATTCCCCGT